TTTGTTTATTGATATAGCCGCCCCGTCAGGAGAAAAAGTCACAGTTGTTATTGACTTTGGGGTGGAGTTTTTTCGTCCTTTCTACGGATTATAAGAAATATCAAATGGATGAAATATTATTCTTGTTGAAAAACGGTTTTACGTATCAAGATGTATTAATGATTCCAGTACACGAAAGAAGAAATTTCGTTAGTTATTTATTTGACTTGCAAAATGGTTAATCTAATATTTATAGGTTATGGGATTTAACAGCGCAATTGACGAATTATTTAGTAGTAATGGTAGACGTGGTAATACGGATTTGCTTTCTTTTATGCAATCCAATACAACTAACTATAGTTCAAACAATGCACTAAAGCAAGACATTAACGATGGTATATCGACTCTTCAAAACAAAATCAGAACGCTTACAGCATCTTCCGCTGCAACTGGCGCTGCTGCCGGTGGTGCTGGTGTTCTAGCAGCAACATCTGGTGCTGTTGGCAGTGTTGTTGGTAGAATATCGAGTTTGGCTGGTACTGCAATAGGTGGATTAGGTAATATTATTGTTAGTGGCGCTGAAAGTATATTTAAAGACCAATTGAATGTTCAGAGAGATTTGCAATCCTCAGAAATTTCTGCACTACTTAAAACAGTTGCCACAAATGTGTTAAAACCCGTGGATCTTGTTAAAGGAGTAATTAGTTCACTGGCATCAAATGCTGGAGCATTAATTGCTGATGCATATGATAACGAAGCTAAAATGTTAACATCAATTTCACAAGCAGGTGGAATTATGGGCGATTTAGCTGGTGTTATGAAAGAGGAAATGTTAACGGCGGCAGAAGAAGCGGTTAAATTTGGTGTTTCAATTCAAGATGCGCGAGACGCTTCAGCAGCATTAAGTAAAAATTCCGGACAAACAAAACTATATACAGCAGAAACAGTTGCAAATGCACTTAAGATTAGTAGTACATTAACGGATAGCGCAAAATCTATATTTGAAAATGCTGAGAATTTTAGAAATATTGGTTATGGGTTACAAGACGCAACTAAAATTATATTAAACGCTGGTAAAGCATCTTTAGCACAAGGTTTAACAGCTAGGGAAACCACAAAAACATTAATGGCTAATTTAGGTAAACTAAATGAATACGGATTTAAAAATGGTGTTGCAGGTTTAACTCAAATGGTTCAACAAGCACAATCACTAAAACTAAACATGGATAAAGTTTTTGTAGTTGCTGACAAAGTTTTTGAACCAGAAGGGGCTATTGATATGGCGGCTAAACTACAAATGATTGGTGGTGCTGCTGGTGACCTAGCTGACCCTATTAGAGCAATGTACGATGTTACCAATAATATGGAAGGCATACAAAGTTCAATCATTGATTCAGCAAGAAGTTTAGCTGTGTTTGATGAAGCTCAAGGTCGTTTTGCTGTTACAGGTATCAACTTAAGAGTTGCAAAAGCTAGAGCAGATGCGCTAGGGATGACACTGGGGGAAATGTCGAGTTTAGCTATAAAAGCAGCAAACCAATTTGAGGTAATGAGTCAAATAGATATGTTTCCTCAATTCAAGGATGGTGATCAAAAAGAGTTTATAAAAAATATGGCTCAAATTGGTTCAGGTGGAACAATTGGGTTTGAAATACCAAAAGAAATGCAACAATTCTTTGGTGGTCAGGCGTTTGTTGAATTATCAAATATGACTGGTGACCAAGTTGCCGCACTACAAAGATATCAAGAACAAATTGCTGGCGCTAGTTTGGAGGATTTGTCTAGAAGCCAATTTACCGTTCAAACACAAATGATGAGTGATATTAATAGCATTTATTTGTTATTACAAAACAATTTAAGAAGAGGTATTCGTGAAACTCAGGTTTATGATTTATTAGATAAAGCTAAAACCGCATTAATGGACCCGAGTAACGGTCCTGCATTAGTTGAAGGCGCCACAGAAACCTTAAACAAAATTATGGGTATAATACCAGGTGGTGATAGTTTTAAGGGAAAATCTTATGAAAAACAACAGAAAGCAATACAAGATGAAATAGATAAAGCTAAAAGTAGACCTATTTCCGGAAATGAAACAACATTTAATGTTAATCTAAAAATTTCGGGAGCCGATAACTATGCTAATTTACTAGCCACAACAATGCAAAAAGACCCATCAATGAAGGATCAGGTGGTTGCAGCAATAAATGAACCAATTAGGTCATATTTAGCAAATGCTTAATTGGTTTTATAATAATATCTATTTATAGAATAAAGAATAGATGCCAAGTTACTTAGATTTTGATTCAACCAAAAAATTAAGAGATGCGATGTTAGCAAAGACATTAGTACAACCTAATGGACCGCAAACATTCACGTCTGGTAATTACTCTATTCAAAATACTTCAAATTTCGCAAACGTTGATCCAGGGGAAGTTTCAGATCAAAGACCTAAACTTTTATTAGACGCATCAAATAGCAACACATTTAAACCAGAAATTTACGTTGTAAAGGAAAATATCGATGTTTTACCAAGAAGAGCAAATCTTGGTTTATATCCCTACTTTCAACGTGACCAAGACCATTCGTTAATTAGTATATTAACAACGGACAAATATGATGATGAATCCGAATTATTTAAGTTCGCGGCATCAAATATTAAAACAGCAACAGAGGGACCAATACAGGCGAGAATTAGACAAAACTTATTAGCTAATACATTAAGTAAAGTTAGAATATTAGACGCACTAGCGGGTAACACAAATACAGCAATCGGTTTAATTTCAGGTAGAGAACCGTTAGTTGAAAAAAATTATAAAATTACTGTTGCTAAATCTTTGGCCGGTAAGGTAATTGATTTTGCACAAACAGTTGCGGGTGTAGAATTCCCTTGGAGTGAAATCCCTGGTGATTATTTAAGTAACCCAGCAAATCCGGTAAAATATAGACCAGAAGCAAGAACAGGATTAGGTAGAGCATTTCAAGATGTTACAGGTGTGTTAGGTTCTTTAATTGGAATAGAAAGAAGACCAAAGCGCTCTAGAAAACCTTCGGATTTATTAATTGAATATATGGGTAACGGACAATTACAAACATTGTACAATAACCTAACATTTTCAAAATATAAACCAGATTACACAACTACTGCTAGATCACAACAATCTAGTAAATTATTTAATTTCCCAAATCAAATTGCACAGGGAATAAAAAACGTTTTAGGTGTTGAAGCACCTAGGGGTAATGCATATATTGGTGATGATAGAGGTGAAGATGTGATGTATGCTATTTCGGACTTTAATGATAGACCAGTAAGAAGTGGTTATTATCTTTCATTAATGTTTGATGAAACGGCAACTAAGTTATTTCATAAAGATAAGAATATATCGGATGGTGGACAAATAGGTGGTAAACTTACTTGGGTTAGTAGACAATCAAATGAAAAAATAAAAGGTGTTCATAATGCTGAATGGCAAAGTGAGGCATCAAGACATGCTGAAAGTTTATCTACGGCTTATGAATTTAGAGAGGATTCAATACTAGGTGAAACACAAAGATTACTTAATACATTACCAGAGAATGGTGGTGAAGCAAAAGGACACGTGGCAAATGCCATTGACCAAACAAGTAGAGTTTTTCGTGAAGGTGAGACAATGTTATCTAGAGGTTCTGCTATAAAATATATTGATAAATTTTCTGGCGAAGAAAGTGGTATTGAATATTGTCGTGTATGGACAAAAGACCGTTCATATATGAATTATTCTGACACAATGAAACGTACTGGTTTAATTAGAAATTTTAAGGAAAGTGTAATGACAACTCCTTGGAATTTAAATATTGCCCCAATGTCAAACGGACAAAGAGGTAAAGACGCATTTAATGGTTCAACAAACATTATTAATGGTCAGGCAAAAAAATATATGTTCTCAATAGAGAATTTAGCATGGAAAACATCAAACAAGCCGGGATTTACGTACAATGATTTACCATATTGTGAAAGAGGGCCTAATGGTGGTAGAGTTATGTGGTTCCCACCATATGATTTAAAATTTCAAGAGACAAATACTGCAAACTGGGAAACAACTAAATTCATAGGTAGACCAGAACCCATATACACATATCAAAATGCGGAAAGAAGTGGTACTGTATCGTTTAAGGTTGTTGTCGATCACCCAAGTGTTTTAAACTTATTAGTTAAAAAACGTTTTGAGGGTATGTCTGATGAAGAATCGACAAACTACATCAATTCATTTTTTGCCGGTTGTGAGCAATTAGATTTCTATGATTTAATTAGACGTTATGGTAATTTGGAATCCGAAGAAATTGAGATTATACAAATTTGGTTAAGTTATTATCGTGATGGTAAAACTAGCGACGATTATCTTAAACTAAAATTTAAAAGAACTGCTGGTGAGATTGTGTCCACAAACCCTAATAACAGCGATGGGTTGTTACCTTATCAATCAGAACCATTTGACACTGGCGGTGCATCAGGACAACCAGTATCGTTTGATGGTGACTTATATTTTAGAAACGACCAACCACATCCTCAAGATGGTTTATATGCTGATTCAGATTATGAGGCACAATATACTTCTTATGTGGCATTAAAGTCAACATATCAATCTAAATTAGCAACAGGTTTAGCAAGTATATTTGCAAGTAATTCGGCAAGCAATAAAAAAGATAGAAACACATTATACAATAATGAAAACCCAGATCCTAGTGTTACAGGTAAAACAGTTACCGAACTAAATGAGGGTTTCACTAAATTAGACACAAATTATAATAAACTTAAAGATGCAACAGCCGCAATTAAAAAAGATATTGAAGCTAAAAAAATTAAAGAAGTAAAACTTGAAATGCAATCATCAACATCATTTGTTGCTGATGAAAAATATAATATTAAATTAGCGTTTAGAAGATCTGATAGCGTTGCAAAATACGTTTTAAAATCTATATCTAAAAGTGGTACTGTGCCTAGTTTTACGTGGAAAGCAACTCCAGCAGAATTAAAAAGTAATCCAGCACAAAGAACAGAAGAAATAACTATTTCTTTTAAAGATTTAGGATACAGTGATGATATACAAGGTAATGTAATTATTAAATTCGTTATGTTAGGTGAAAACACTAAAAATAGTGATTGCGGTGGTCTTGATTGTCATGGTATTGAATTACTAAACACCTCAGGATTAAAAATCGCAGCGCCAATTACATTCTTATGTCGTCACACAAAAGTAAATTTAAATTATACTTCAGTTGATGAAACAGTAGAAAGTGAGGGGTTTGACCCATATGACAGTGAACCACTACAAGATTTTGGTAGTGAGCGTGTTTACCCACCAAAAATCGAGATTGATGTTGAAACCGATACTGTTAATAGAAAACCACCATTGGATGCGTTGAAATTAATAATAATGAAAATATTATCAGAATGTTTTTATTTTCAACAATTAGAGGAATCATCACCGTTAGCATATAGTGCCTTAAAGGACAAATTAAAATATTTTCACCCAGCGTTCCATTCGATGACACCTGAGGGATTAAATTCTAGATTAACATTTTTACAACAATGTTTAAGACCTGGAGACACCATCCCAATTAAGGATATTAGTGACATCATGAATCTAGATGCTAGAAATACAACTTTTGGTCCACCACCAATTTGTGTATTGAGAATTGGTGACTTTTATCATTCAAAAGTTATTATTGGTAATATACAAATAAACTACGATGATGCGCCTTTAGATATGAATCCAGAGGGTATCGGTATTCAACCCATGATTGCCAACGTTACGATGCAAATTAGTTTTATCGGCGGTCAAGGATTAAAAGAACCAGTTGCTAAGTTACAAAATGCATTGAGTTTTAACTTTTATGGAAACACTGAAGTTTATGATCATCGCTCAACAGCAACTGAAGACAGAACGAAATTCAATATAGCTGAATTAACAAAAATTTTAGAATCAGCACCTAAAACACCTACAAAACCAACAGTTAGTGAATCACCAAACAAACCAATTGATGGCACATATATTGGTTTACTAGAAGGAACTGATAAATTATCTTACTTACCATACGTTTTAGAACAAGGCGAGAATAGTATATTTGAATCTACAAAATTATACTTTGATAGTTTAAAAACGAAATATAATGAGTTATTGGTTATTAATGGACCATTGTTAATGCCATTATTCATTTCACCAAATTATAGAAAAAAATATAAAATGGATGTAAATGATTCTGTTTCAACAACAACTGAAATTGAATTATTGGGGGTATATGATAGTAAAACAGATTATTCAATATTGGTTAATAATTTTAATCAGGGATTAACTAAAAAAGTTAATAGTATTTCTAGCATAAGTACCTTTTTTGAATTTGATTCATTCTTACAGGATTATAAAATTACTCAATCAGATTTAATTTTAAAGCAGTTTATTTTAGATTTAATTAAAACAAAAATATCTGATCTTGAGGGTGTTAAATTAACTGAGATAGAATCAGCAAGAAATAAAGTTGTCCAAATTTTTGATAAATTAAATTTTATTTTAAGTACAAATGGCAAGGACGGTAAAACAGATAAAGAAACTATAACAGGAAAACAAGCAGCTAATTTTATACCTGCCGATTTTTACGATAGATATAAAAAGGTTATTACTTTCATACAAAAAGAACACCCTGAATCATTTACGAATGATTTAACCACAACTATTGATTTTATTTCAGTACATAATACAACATTACCTGATGATGTTTTTAAAGACCTTATTGGGTATTTTATAACTGAAGCGGATATAACAAAATTAGAAACACTTTATAAGGATTCACCAGATACTCTTTTCTTTACCCCTAATATAATTTCTAAAATGAGTAAAAAAATGAAAAAATTAATACTCACAACTAAAGAAAAGAAAATTAAATTTAAACATCCAAATGTTAAAGATACAAATCCATTATTATATACTATTACTGATGTAACATTAACGGGACCAGAAAATGAAAAATTAAAAAAAGTGCTAAACTCAAAAGATAATAGTAGCGGAGTTAAATTAAATTATTTAAGATGAACCAATATTTTGACAGGTATCAATATTTTGTAGAAGATGAAGAACACAAAATTGTTCCAGGTATTGAAATACCTGTTAAATCTAGTGACAAATATATCCAATACAGAAAAAATAAAGATAGATTAGATAAACTTTCACAAGAATTTTACAATTCACCCTTATTTGGTTGGATAATCATGATGGCAAACCCTAGTTCTGGTTCTATGGAGTTTGAAATTCCGGATAATACTACAATAAGAATACCTTTTCCGCTAGTTAACACTTTACAAGATTATAAAAGAGGGGTAGAATTGTATAAACTATATTATGGCGAATAATAGAATCAGCATCAATGAAAACATACTTGTCAAAGTCGACCAACAAAACCTTGTTTATATCGACCCATCTAGTATTGTTGATAATGATGGTGAAATACATAGTAGATTGGTTGACCATGAAAACTTGGTCATGTATGTTAATCTAGAAGCCGATTTAGTTCCTAGAACAACTTTATTTTCTAACGGTGATGAAAACACAATGATTTCAATTGCTGGCGGGGAATTAAATTTTTTACGTAATCAAAATGGTCAAAACTACGATACTAGTTGGACAGACGTTTTCACCCCAGCAGCTAATGATGCTTTATCATCAAACGTAGATGTTCAAGAAAAAATATCTGACGGCTCTGGTCAAAGTTTCGGTTTTGAAAGTATTAATATTGTTACTAAAGGTGCAAACGCAATACCAGAAGTTAGTATTAATTTAATTGATGCTAGAGGTAAAACATTATTTGAATCACCTAAAAATTCACCATACCAAGCATTTTTTCATTTACCTTGGCCAATATTTTATTTAACGGTAAAAGGGTATTACGGTAAAGCAATTCGTTATAGATTGCACATGGTTGATTTTAAAAGTAAGTTCAATGGTACATCCGGAAATTTTGAAATTACTACAAAATTTGTTGGTTCAACTTTTGCTTATTTAAACGACATATTATTACAAAATATTTTAGCTGCGCCATATATGTATATGGTCGAAAACTCTGAACCATATCGCGAAAACACAAAAACAGGTTTAATTGAGAAAAAAATATCTCAATCAACAAAGGGTTATTCTATCTTAAAATCGGTATACTCCGACTATAAGAATAAAAAACTAATTCCAGAAAACTTTCCAATTAAAACATTAAGAGATTTAGTTATGACCGCAGAATCTGCGGAAAGATTATTGGAAACACAAATTTTTAAAAATGTTGTTGACTTTAAAGTTTTAGGTTCTGTTAAAGAGTATGAAAATATTATTACAGCTTTTCAAAAAGGTATTGATGCCTGGGGTAGGTCTTATTTAAATTTAGGACAACCAGATAATCCGGAAAATGACGGTGTTGCATATTATCCATTGACAAAAGTTGCAAGTGAAGAAGATACCAAGGCGGGTAGTATTAGTTTAAGTAGTATAACGGGTACAACTAAAAATGCACTTAACAAGAAAATAAATGAATACAAAGAAAGAGCGTACAATAATCAAGCGTTTGGTGTCACTTTAGATAAAAACCTAATTAAAGATACCGGTATATCATTAAAAACAATAACATTTGATAGGGTTTTAAATAAAAGGTATTATAGTACAAAGGGCGGTAAAGTTAGTGTTGCGTTTGATATTTTGGTTAACGACATCAATGATATTAAAAACGAATTTGTTGCACAAAGAAATGAATTAGAAAACAAGTTGGAAACCAAAATGAATGAAATCATTGAAAACGATTCAGATTTAGGTATCGGGTTTAAACCAACAATCAGAAATATATTTGCCGTGATATGTGCTAATGCAGACACTTACATTCGTTTAATGAAAGATGTTCACGTTAAAGCAATTCAAAGTTCAAAAGAAAGACAATCAATACTAACAGCAAGAAGTATTGTAGATAACAAAAATGAGGGATTATATCCTTGGCCACAAGTTAAGAAACAAATTAACGAAAACACGTCAACTTTAATGTATCCAGGCGACGCACAAATCGCAAATGGCATTAAAGCAAATGACCCAATTATTTGGCCGGAAGTTGAATTTATTGAGACATACGAATCTGTTGCAACTAAAAGAGTTGATCCATTAACAAATAATGAAATTGATGTTAGTAAGTTAAATTACATATTCCCTAAAGATAATGATGATAGAGTTGTTAATAATATCTCAACATTATTTAACATATCAAATATGAAGGGATATAATGATAAAACAATTAGTAATTTATTGTATGAAGTATATGAAAGAGGTTTTTATTCAACATCATATGAGTCATTTTCAACAGACGCTATTGTAGAATTAAGAGATAAGGAGTATGAAACAATTGAGGGAGCGTTAAATAACGATCCTGATTTAAAAGCAATGTTAAGAGGTCCGATATATAAAGAATATCTTTTATCCGGAACCGCTGGGTATGAAAAATATTTAACAAGTTATTCTCCATTTGAAAGACACCCTTATTACAAAGACAAGATAGCAACTGTTGATTATTTAAAAGAGATAATTGAAAGAGATTTTAAAATTGAAGAATATGATAAAATTAGAAAAGTTGATTATACAGATGGTTCATATGACGCTTTAAAAAATAGTATAAAAAAATACGAGGTTCAAGAATATCGATTTGAAGAATATCCGTTTGGTTCAACAACATATAAGAATTACTTAGGTAGAGCACTAAATGGTGACGACTTTAAGTTTAATGATATATTGTCAATAAATTCAAATGATTCATTTATTAGTTCACCTATTGAACCTAAAATGTGGATTAATGACACGTATAAAGATAATTTATTTATAAATAAAATTGAATTAAGTGGAACTACTAGAAACATATTAAATACACCATATTTCCACAACCAAATATATTCTGACTTTTTTAAAGGTGGTAACGTAGGAAGATACTCTGGTTCAGCATATCTTTTATTAAACTCATTACCATTTAAAGATTTAGATGATATTATAGAGTATAATGGTAATAGTAAAATATTAATGTCTAACCTTTTTAGAGAGGTTGGCGCATCGCATTTTATACCATACCATTTAATTTTAAAATGGGGGTCAATCTACCATAGATATAAAAAATATTTAACTGAAGGTGTTGATATAATTTCTGGTGTTACAAATTCAATTACATCTAGTAAATTTTTTGATAACACGTCAGGTACCACGTTTAATTATGGTGGTGATACAACATATGTTAGTGGATCAACAATTTATACAACTGGAACAACAAGTTCTTTCCCAGTAGAAACTGTTGGTTTTTACCCATTATATCAAGACATCTTTCATCAAGTGGTTAACGGATATGTTTATTTTTCACCAGGCACTACCACTGGAAATGAGAAAGCAGGGGATTTAGTTTTGAATAGTTCCGAAATGAAAACAAACTTTGCATCTGCTTATAGTTCTGGAGCTGTTAGAAAATTAACATCATTACCATATCAAAGTAATGGTATCACATTATCATTTATGGTGGACAATTCAATACTTTCATCAAGTAATGCAAACTATACTGTGTTACCTTCTTTTGGTGGAAATCAACTTAAGGATTTAGAAACTGATTACAAACAAATTGAACAAGATTCATTTAAATTAATTTGGGACCCAGAAAACGAAGATTATCCAAATTATAGTGGGTTGACAATGCCAACATATGGTGAGAAATTTAAAACAATTACAACTAATGAATATTCGTTAAAAGGAAATAAAAGAAAGGTAATTGATTTGATGGCAACATTTAGCCCAAAAATGTTAGATGACTTTGAAGCCATGTTTTTAGAGTTCTCAACATTAAAATTAAACACAGACGGTAAAACAACAACAACTAGTTACAAGCACAGTAATTTTCAAGAATTATTAAGGGAAATTGTTACATTAAAAAAAGCAAATGTAACAGCAACTGATTTTAATTCGATAATAAAAGAACAAATAGTTGTATTAAAAAATATAACTGACGACATTTTAAAGAATGAAAACCTAGTTAAGTTAACAATTGGGAATGCAAAACAAATTGATAATTACACATTATACGGTGCTGCTGGGTTAGTCAAAACATATTCAGATAATGATTTTGATGTTTCACAGGTTACTTCAGATAATTTAAATTTAATTAAATTATATGTTGGTGAAGATATTGACGGGCATTATTTAGATTATTTCGCCACAACCAATGTTGAATTAAATGAGGAAAACATCTATTCACATAGATTACTAGCTAGAATATATGCTGGGTATTTAGCTAAGAACTTAGCGGATAACCCATCATATAACCCTACTGTAACAACCTTTAGAGCATATCTAAATGAGAATATAGTAATCCCACAAGAAAAAAGATTTGATACATATTTTAATGGATTGATGTTGAAGGTTGGAAAATTACCAATCGACACAACGACTCCAGTAACGGTTTATAGAGGTTTTAATACCGACAAGACAACTAAATTAGAAACCTACAATTTCTTTAAATCGTTTAACGATAAATGGGTTTCTGGTAATTCATTAGGACAAAGAAATCTTTTGGAAGAATTTTTATTCTTAGATAGAGCAAATAAGGATATTGGTAATGAACTATATATGAGTTTGGATAGATTAAAACCATTGGCAGACCCAAGAAATGCAAATAAAAGTTTATTGGGTATGATTTCAATTTTAATTCAAGGTAACAATATTGACTTTAGACCACTACCGGCCTACGTTAATTTTTATGGTACAAACTTTTCTGACAAGAAAAGAATTACCCCATCCAAAAATCTTGCTAGAAATTTATTTGGAACATTTTTAGAAGTTGACTATCAAGAATCATCTCCTAAAATGATTTTACAATATATCGGACCATCATCAAAACACTTATCAATGGGTGAGGTTAGTCCAAAAAACAAATTTAAGAATGACGGTGCCGATATTCGTAATGTTAATAAAAATCCATTATTAGTTTCACAACAACTGTTTATGGATACAGATTTTAGTAAGTCAAATAGGGTTGTGGGTTTTGAGGTTAATTTTGGGGATCAAGCACAAAGTATGTTTAAAAACGTTTCGTTAAGTCAAGATTCTAAAACACCAACATCAGAAACATTCTTGGCGTATGAAAATTTAGGTAGGTCACAATCTGGTTCTAACACATATCAAGTAGATGTTAATTTATTTGATTTGTATAGAACATATTCATACACATGTGAGGTTTCTTCTATGGGTAACGCTATGATACAACCAACAATGTATTTTTATTTAAATAATATACCTATGTTTGAAGGTACATATTTTATCACCGAAGTTTCTCACAGTATTAAAGCGAATCAAATTGACACAACTTTTAAAGGCGCTAGAATACCCAACGATAATTTACCAAACATAAAGGATAGTTTTGTTGCGGCATATAGACCATTATTTGACAAAATATTAAAGGCCGCGTTTAAGAAAAAACAAGAAGCAAATGCTGTTACAACCACAACCAAGAGTGCAACGATAAACGGTAAAACTGTTGAATACGACTTAGGACCACTTAATGTTAATGGGGAAGTTGTGTTAAGTGAATCCGGATTCCTTTCAGGTATCCCATACAACGGTCAGAACGGTGAAAAATATATCCAATATGTTGAACACACAATTAACGGTGTTAAAGACAAGTGGCTACGTGCTAGAGTGGTTCAAATGGGTGGGCCGAACTACACATTACCTAACAACACAGAAATGACCGTTACAACAAAAGCTCAAAACAACAATATTTTAACATTTGGCGACATTAATGAAAATATTGATTATTACTTCTCAACTAGATTCGATTTTTCAAACAAGTCAGCATCTGAGATATCAAATATCAATATGATATTCTATAACCCATTTTTGGCTAAGAATACCACTGATACAGGTGTTCCAAATCCATTAAAAGTTCTACCTTCAATAAACTTTACAACTGGTCTGTTTTCTGGCGCGGTACATAATGGTTTACCAGATACAACTTATGGTATAGCAATGTCACCCCAATTAATGAGGAAGTTAAAAGTGCAAGACGGTTACGTTATTTATTTTAAGCCCGAATAGTGAAAATTAAGATTTTTTAGATATTTATAAAATAAAGTTATGGAAAATAATAGAAACAGTTCAATAGATCAGTTCTTAAATCCAAAAATGGTTAAAACCCAATCTGAGGATGGAAAAGAACAAGAGGTTTGTGACTTACAAACCGGGGAGTGTTATACAATTAAGTCAAAAGACGGTATTGTTGAAAGAATAAATAAAAAATATATTACCGAAGACGGTAGACAATTATTACAAGATTAAAATCATGCTAGAAAAAAAACTCCTTGAAGAATTAAACAGATTTAAAAGTATTAATAGAAATGCTTCAAATTTGAATGAACAGGAATTACCAGCGCCTCCACCACCAGCCGATCCTGCGGCGTCACTAACTCCAGCACCAGAAGACGCTCCAGCAGCGGATTTAGGGGCACTTCCAGAAAATCCGGCGTTAGATGCTCCAGCAGCAGGCGGTGATACTGAAGAAGTCGATGTTACCGAATTGGTTAACATGACAAAAAATATAAAAAATGACTTAGAATCGTCAAAAGGTGAAAATACCGCCGTTTTACAAAAAATGGATGACGCGTTCAGTAAGTTAGCTGATTTGGAAACAAAATTAGCGCAGATGGATCAGGTTTTATTAAAAATAGACGAATTAGGTTCTAAAATTGAATCAATGAAACCAACAACTCCACAAGAGAAATTGGAAATGCGTTCATTGGACTCATATCCTTTTAACCAAAAACCTAATGATTTTTTCTCAATGAAGCAAGCTGAAATGCAAGCATCAGGTAAAAACGAATACGTTTTAACTAAAAATGACATTGAAAATTACTCTAAGGATGAAATAGCAAAAACATTCAACCCATTACAAGATGATACTCAATACTAGTGTTCAAAAATTTTTAGAAATACAGGTCCAATTAAGAATATTACATTGGCAAACTAAAGGATATGCAAGACATATCGCATTTGGTAAAACATACTCAACATTAGAAGGTTTTATCGACACGTATGTTGAAACGGCTATGGGTAAACAAGGTAGATTTGTTTTGGAAGAGCAAGACAAGAATATTAGAATTGACAATTTAACGGATGTTAAAATTGTTGAATTTTTACAAAATATTAAAGGTTTTTTAATTTCATTAAGTAATGAATTAGAACCAACTAAAGATAGTGATTTGTTAAATATTAGAGACGAAATGTTGGCAACAATAAACAAATTAGCTTACTTATTAACATTAGAATAAAATATATAGAAAATGATATCAGGTTCATTAGCAACAACAAACACAGATTCGACAAGAAGTTCATTATCATATGTGAATAATGTGATAACCGGCGCAACGTCTCAAGGACAGTACAATGCTTTTATTGACGAAAGAAGTATGGATGATAATATGGCAAATGTGTTAAAAAACACTTATGGGTATAATGTCACTAAAAGAACGGATTCTATGGGTACTTTTGCGAACTACTTAATTAATTGGGGGGAACCTACCTAAGGTTCTAACACGCTATTTAGCTAAAAAAACGATTTTTATTAAAATAATTAACCTGGATTTTTTAATTCGGGTTTTTTTATTTATATTAGCTCATAACAAAATTTATTCATTTAAAACGTAACATTATGTCAGCATTAGATGCAATTCTCAACCAGTATGAGAAAAACAAACAACCAGCGGGAGCAGCCCAAAGAGTTAGTTCAGAAGAGAGATTGAAAAAGTATTTCGCACCCATCTTAACAAAAGGTGTGTCTTCTGGAGAAAAAAGAATCAGAATCATCCCAATGAAGGATGGTACATCACCATTTAAAGAGGTATGGTTCCACGAAATCCAAGTGGATGGTAAGTGGGTTAAATTATATGACCCAGGAAAAAATGAAGGTAAGCGTTCACCTTTAACCGAGGTAAACGAAGCACTTCGTAGCACAGGTAATGAAGCCGATAGAGAATTGGCTAAAAATTACAATCCTAAACGTTTTTATATCGTTAAAGTTATCGACAGAGATAATGAGCAAGACGGTGTTAAATTCTGGAGATTTAAGCACAACTCAAAAGGTGATGGTCCTCTAGATAAAATTGTGCCAATCATGCGCAATAAGGGCGATATTACAGACCCTAAAAATGGTCGTGACTTAGTTATTTCATTAACATTAACTAAGAAGCCAAGTGGCGGAGAATACACAACCATTTCATCAATTTTCCCAGATGATGCTAGTCCAATCAGTACAAACGAAGGACAAGCAACAGAATGGTTAATGGATGATTTAACATGGGCAGACGCGTACTCTAAAAAGCCAGAAGAATATCTAGAAGGTGTTGCTAAGGGTTATACCCCAAAATGGAACACTGAAGAGAAGAAATGGGTTTATGGTGACGACGGACAAGTTGACTTGGGAGCGACTGAGACACAGAAATTAGTTGATCCACAAGACACTGATGAGGTAGACGAAGATTTACCGTTCTAATTAAGATGTTGAGGGCCCTTGTCAAATTTTAATCTAAGGGAGACAAGGGTCCCTCTTTTTAAAAAAAAATATTATGGCAATTAAGAAAAACGATTTTTCAGCAATAAAGAAAAAATTCTCAAAAGAGGCGTCATTTAAGCCAGATAGATTCTTTGATCTTGGTGATGCGTTCTCAGACGCAGTAGGTATACCTGGACCAGCTATGGGGCATTTAAACATGCTTCTAGGTCATTCTGATACTGGTAAGACAACAGCATTGGTAAAAACGGCGGTAGATGCACAAAAGAAAGGTATATTACCAGTGTTTATCATTACAGAACAAAAATGGGATTTTCCACACGCAAAACTTATGGGTTTTGAAGTTGAAGAAAGCATTGACAAGGAAACTGGAGATAAGACATTTGATGGATTTTTCTTATTTAACAATCACTTTGAATACATTGAACAAATTACTGATTATATTGGTGAATTATTAGATGCACAAGATAAAGGTGAATTGGATTACGATTTATGTTTCCTTTGGGATTCGGTAGGGTCAGTTCCATGTAAGATGACTTTTGATGGTAAAGGTGGTGCACAACATAACGCCAGAGTATTATCAGATAAAATTGGTCAAGGAATTAATCAAAGAATTTCAGGTTCAAGAAGAAGTGATAAGAAATTTACAAACACACTAATTATAGTAAACCAACCTTGGGTAGAGTTACCAGATAATCCATTTGGTCAACCTAAAATTAAAGCTAAAGGTGGCGAAGCCATCTGGTTAAACTCAACATTAGTTTTCCGTTTTGGTAATGAAAAAAATGCCGGCACAACTAAGATTGCTATCACTAAAGATGGTAGAAAAGTTAAAATGGCTGTAAGAACTAAAATCTCAATTATGAAAAACCACGTAAATGGTTTAGGATATGAGGATGGTAAGATTATTGTTACAGCACATGGTTTTATGCCGGGTAAGTCAGAACCAGAAGAGAAGAAAAGTATTGAAGAATACAAAAAAGATTATGGTAACTATATTAGTGAAAGATTAGAAGTTAGTATTGACGAAATTTCTAAACTAAAAGTTGTCACAGAAGAGGAATAGTTTTTTAACATTATAATTTAAATTTTAAATGTCTGTACTGCTTGTTGATGGTGACAATTTACTTACGATTGGTTTTTTTGGTGTCAAAAATTACTTCTATAAGGGAAAACATATTGGAGGAATTTATCATTTTCTCAATACTCTTAGAAAATCATTTGAGACATACCACCTAGACAAGATATGCGTTTTTTGGGATGGTGCCGACAGTGCCGCCACTCGGAAAAAAATTTACCACTTATACAAAGACACAAGAAGAAGTAACAGATGGACGGATGAAGCACAAAGTTCATACAGTTATCAAAGAGTTCGAATTAAACAATATCTAGAAGAGTTATACGTACGCCAAGGCGAATATCAAAATTGCGAATCAGATGATTGTATTGCCTATTATTCACAAAATTCACCCAAAGAGAAAAAAATCATCTATTCATCAGATAGGGATTTAGCACAATTAGTTTCAGTTGATACTGATTTATATAATCCAGCACATGGCAAAATATATAAACCAGGGGATAATATTGAATACGACCATGAAACAATCTTAATTGAAAATGTTAAAATTGTAAAAATGCTGTGCGGAGACCCATCTGATAACATATTTGGTATTAGAAACTTAGGACTGAAAAGGATGATTGGGTTATTTCCTGAAATGCAAACAAAAATTTTAACACTTAACGAGGTTAGAACTAAAGCAGAAGAAATATGGCAAGTGGATAAACACAACAAAACCTTACAGAATTTACTTACTGGTGTTAGCAAATTAGGGGTACTAGGTGAAGAATTTTTCGAAACAAATGAAAAAATAGTTGATTTAACGGAACCAATATTAACTGATGATGCGAAAACGCAAATACTTGACTTAATAAATGAAACATTGGATTCCGAAGGGCGATCATATAAAAATACTATGAAAATGATGATGGATGACGGGATGTTCACCGTATTACCCAAACAAGAAGACGCCTGGATAAAATTTCTAAACCCCTTTCTGAGGTTAACCAGAAAAGAAAAAAATAAAAAAATAATAAAATTTAAAATTTAAAACATGAACATCCAAGAACAAAACAAATTTGAATTCCTTTTGACGTTGGACAATAACATCATCTGCCAAAGATTTTTTAATGTCCACGACTATAACCCAGTTAGTAGACGGTCTATGGACCTGCACTATTATATACAAGATATTTGTGTAGAAATTAGTGAGGATTTAAAAATAAAAAGTTCCAATTATTTGGTTGAAAATCAAAATTATATCCTGAATTCGACATACGTGGAAGACCCAAAAGAAACCGAAGAACAATACTTTTTGTTACAAGTGAAACAAGGTAACGATGTATTTATTGAAAGGATTTTCCTTGCGAGTGTGTTCCATCCAAAAGTGAGATACTCGGTTGACATTAGACCAAATTTGAGAAGAATTTTATCTGATTTAACTGACATAATGTCAAGAGAAGACCTAGAAACGGTATATCTACAGTATGAACTGTAAGATATAGTTATTTAATTTAATTTAAAAAAAAAGATTATGTCGAAAGAAATGAATTTTGGTTATTTGGGTCCTAGATTCCAACAATCATTATTAAAAACAATTATTGAAGATAAAAAATTCGGTGATTCAATTGTTGAAGTTATCGAAAGCAACTACTTTGATGGTGTGTATTTTAGAGTGATTATGGAACATATTAAAGAGTTGTATATAACCTTAAATTCAATACCAGCTTATGAAACTATTAAAAATAAAATTTTAATTGAAACAAAAGAAGGTTCATCGTCTTCTAAAGTTATTATTGACACATTAAGTGATATTCAAACTATAGAAATTAACGATGCATTGCACATTCAAGGCAGTGCCCTTAATTTCTGTAAACAACAAGTGTTAAAGAAAGCATTAAAAGAAGTTGAGGCGATAACTAATGACGGTGAATTTGAAGCATACAAAAGAATTGAAAATATTATTCAAAAAGCACTACAGGTTGGTGTGATTGATCATGATATGACAGATATTTTTGACGATGTCATGTCGGCATTACAAAAAGATTGTAGAACCGCTATACCAACAGGTGTTGTGGGCGTTGATAACTTATTAAAGGGTGGTCTAGGTAGAGGTGAGTTAGGTGTGGTATTAGCACCAACAGGTACTGGTAAAACAACGTTACTAACCAAGTTTGCGAACGCAGCGTTTAATAATGATTTTAATGTTGTTCAAATATTTTTTGAGGATAACGTCAATAATATTAAAAGAAAGCATTTTACAATTTGGTCTGGGATTGCGCCAGACGACCAAACAGAAGTTCCTGAAGAGGTTGAAAAAAGAGTTAATGAAGCCAAAGAAAGGTCTAAAGGTCAAATTAGGTTATTAAAATTACCTAGTGATTCTGTAACCGTTAGTGAAATTAAATCTAAATTAAGAAAGATGATTGCCGATGGTTTTAAAATAGATTTATTAACACTGGACTATGTTGATTGTATTTCACCAGAAAGAAGTGCATTTGGTGAAGAATGGAAAGGTGAAGGTGCTATTATGAGACAATTGGAATCGATGACTTCTGAGTTTGATATTGCAATCTGGACTGCAACACAAGGTAATAGAGAATCAATTAAAAGCGAAGTAGTTACAACGGACCAAATGGGTGGTTCTATTAAGAAAGCACAAATTGGTCACGTAGTTTTATCTATTGGTAAAACATTACAACAAAAAGAATTAAATTTGGCAACTCTTACATTGTTAAAATCTAGAGTTGGTAGAGATGGTGTTATATTTGATAACTGCCACTTTAACAATGAGTATTTAACGATTGATACTGATTCACAAAGCACTATGCTTGGTTTTGAACAAGACAAAGAAGAAAAAAACAAGCAAAGAATTAGAAAACTATTAGACGAGAAAACAAAAACTCGCGTAACTAACTAAAAAAACAATAAATTATGGTAGAGAAAATTTTGGTTGAAAACCCAAACCGATTTGTTTTGTTCCCAATAGAACATGAGGATATTTGGAAATTGTACAAACAACAAGAAGCGTGTATTTGGACAGCAGAAGAGATTGATTTAGGTCAAGATATTACTGACTGGGAGCATAAACTTAATAATGATGAACAACATTTTATTAAGAATGTGTTGGCATTTTTTGCGGCATCGGATGGTATTGTTAATGAGAATTTAGCAATGAACTTCGTAAATGAGGTTCAATATACTGAAGCAAAATTTTTCTACGGATTTCAAATAATGATGGAAAATATCCATAGTGAAACATATTCATTATTGATTGACACATACATTAAAGATAGAGAAGAACAAATGCATCTTTTCCGTGCAGTAGATACAATCCCAGCAATTAAAAAGAAAGCTGATTGGGCTATTAAATGGATTAATTCTGAATCTTTTGTTGAAAGATTAGTTGCGTTTGCGGCTGTTGAAGGTATCTTTTTTTCGGGTTCATTTTGTTCTATCTTTTGGTTAAAAAAGAGAGGTCTAATGCCTGGATTAACATTCTCCAATGAATTAATTTCTAGAGACGAAGGTATGCATTGTGATTTTGCTTGTCATTTATACAACAGTCATATTGAGAAAAAAATACCTGAAAAGAAACTTAAAGAAATCATTGTTAGCGCATTAGAAATTGAGAAGGAATTTATATTAGAGGCGTTACCTGTTAGATTAATCGGTATGAACTCAGATTTAATGTCTCAGTATCTTGAATTTGTCACAGACAGGTTATTAGTTGCTTTAGGTTGTTCTAAAGTATACAACGTAGCGAATCCATTTGACTTCATGGAGAATATCGCTATTCAAGGTAAAACCAATTTCTTTGAAAAAAGAGTTGCTGAGTACCAAAAAGCAGGAGTACATAATAAAGCTGAAGAAGAACTTGACAGCGCATTTTCTGACATGGATTTTTAAAATAATAAAAAATGAAGGTAAAAAAAAGAAACGGTGAATTAGAAGAAATGAGATATGACAAAATTACTAAAAGAATTAGTGCCCTTTGTCATGACTTAAATTTGGAATATATTGACCCAACATACATCACTCTTAAAGTAACGCAAGGGATATATGATGGAATTAGTACATTAGAGTTAGATAAACTAGCGGCTGAAACCGCCGCATCAATGACAACAACTCATCCAGATTACGCAAAATTAGCTGGTAGAATTGCTGTTTCAAATTTACATAAATCAACACCAAATAAATTTTCACAATGTATTAAACAATTATATTCTTTCAATGAACCTAAAACTGGAAAAGAATCATCATTGATTTCAAAAAATCTATATGATTTTGTTTTGGAAAACAAAGAAGTAATTGACTCAGCGATTGATATCGAAAGGGATTTAGATTTTGATTTTTTTGGGATTAAAACTTTAGAAAGATCATACCTATTAAAGATTGGCGAAAAAATAGTTGAAAGACCACAGTATCTTTATATGCGAGTTGCTATGGGTATTTGTAATGGTGATTTAGAAATGGGCTTAAGGATCTATGATGATTTGTCTACTCATTTATATACACACGCAACACCAACATTGTTTAATGCCGGAACACCAAAGGCACAAATGTCATCATGTTTCTTATTAGCGAATAAAGATGACAGTATCGAGGGGTTGTTTTCAACAATTAAAGACGTTGCACACATATCTAAATGGGCCGGTGGTATTGGATTACACGTTCACAATGTTAGAGCAAAGGGTGCGTATATAAAGGGTACAGGCGGTGAATCTGATGGCTTAATCCCTATGATGAAGACATACAATGAAATTGCTCGTTGGATTAATCAAGGTGGTAAACGTAAAGGTTCATTTGCAATTTATTTAGAACCTTGGCATTCAGACGTTTTTGAATTTATTGAATTAAGAAAAAATACTGGTAAAGAAGAGATGCGTGCTAGAGATTTATTTTTAGCAATGTGGACTCCAGATTTATTCATGAAGCGAGTTGAGGAAGATGGTGATTGGTCACTATTCACACCAGACGAAGCTCCAGGTTTATCTGATACATATGATACACCAGAAGAAAAGAACTTTACAAAATTATATGAACAATACGAACAAGAAGGTAGAGCGCGTAAAGTTGTAAAGGCAAGAAAATTGATGGATAAGATTTTAGAAGCGCAAATGGAAACAGGTACACCTTACATGTTGTACAAAGACCCTGCAAATTATAAATCAAACCAAAAGAATTTAGGTACAATCAAGTCATCTAACTTATGTACTGAAATTATCGAATATTCATCTGCCGATGAACAAGCGGTTTGTAATTTAGCGTCAATCGCTTTACCAAAATATATTATTAATGGTGAGTTCAATCATGAATTATTATATGAAACTACTAAGCAAATTGTTAGGAACTTAAACAATGTGATTGATTTAAATTATTACCCGACAGAAGAAACTAAACGCTCTAACTTTAGACACAGACCAGTAGGTTTAGGTATTCAAGGTTTAGCAGATATTTTCTGTTTGTTAGGTATTGCATTTGAAAGTGAATTGGCGGATAAAATCCAAGTGGAAATTTTTGAAACAATTTATTTTGCTGCACTAACATCTTCAATGGAGATAGCACAAAAAGAAGGTGCTTATGAAACATTTGAAGGATCACCTTTATCTCAAGGTATTTTACAATATCAAATGTGGGGTAAAACTGATAAGGACACTTCAGGTAGATGGGACTGGAAATCACTAAGAAAAGAAATCATCAAATTTGGTGTTAGAAACTCGTTATTAGTTGCACCTATGCCAACGGCATCTACAGCACAAATTTTGGGTAACAATGAAGCGTTTGAACCATTCACAACAAATCTTTACTTGAGAAGAACTTTAAGTGGAGAATTTGTTGTAATTAACAAACATTTAGTAAAAGATTTATTAAAGATTGGTATGTGGAACGATACCATCAAAAATAAATTAATTATGGAAAATGGTTCTGTTCAAAATATCCCAGAAATTCCTACAGAATTAAAAGAGATATATAAAACCGTTTGGGAAATGTCACAAAAAAGAATTATCCAAATGGCAGCAAATCGCGCTGTTTATATTGACCAATCACAATCTATGAATTTATTTATGGACAATGTGACAAAACCAAAATTATTGGCGGCACACATTTATGGTTGGAAAATGGGTTTAAAAACCGGAATGTATTATTTAAGAACTCGTTCAGCGGTAGATGCTATAAAAAGTTTAGGGGTGGATATTTCAGCCACAACACCAAAACCAGAACCAGTGCAAGCACAAACGACGAATTCAATACATTTTGAACAAAACGATGCAACCTTGACAGCAAAACCAGACGATTCACCATTTGAATGTGTTGGTTGTGGTTCATAATATAATGGGTGGCACCTAAAAAGTCACAATTATCGCGACATTTTTTAATAAAGTGTCGCGATTTTTTATTTATTACCATTTCGGTATTCTTTATATTTATTGGTATGGCAACATCCTATGGTATAGATTTCCCATTTAGGGATAGTATGGTCGGTGACTTTGTTAGAATGACAAAAACCCCCGAGCAAGAGATTAGAGCGAATCTAATACACCTTATATTAACAAAGAGGGGTACTAGATATTTTTTACCTGATTTTGGTACTAGAATTTATGAATATATTTTTGACCAAAATGATGTTATCACCTTTAACCATATTGAAGACGAAATAAGAGAATCGGTAAAAAAATACATTCCAAATTTAGATATAAATTCAATAAAGGTTGTTAACGCTGAAAATGATCCAGATGAACAGGTTAGTGTTAGTGAAGATGAAGATAGTCGATTATTTAGAACATCTGATTCATCAAACAAACCTTATACAGCAAAAGTAAGAATTGATTATACAGTAAATAATGGGGCATTTGGTTCAAGTGATTTTATAATTATTAACATATAAGATGAGTAAAAAAATATCGTACACGAATAGAGATTTCGCGGGAATTAGAGAAGAGTTAGTTAATTTAACAAAAGATTACTATCCCGAATTAATTAAAAATACAAATGACGCATCAATATTTTCGGTGTCATTGGATTTAAATGCCGCTGTTGCGGATAACTTACATTACCATATAGATAGGGTTTGGCAAGAAACTATGCTGGACTTTGCTCAACAAAAACAATCATTATTTCATATAGCAAAAACATACGGAATTAGGGTTCCAGGTCAAAGACCGGCCGTTTCATTATGTGATTTTAGTATTAATGTACCAGTTAGAGGTGATAAGGATGATGAAAGATACGAAGGTATCTTAAGAGCTGGCGCTCAAGTGTCTGGGGGTGGTCAAATATTTGAAACAATTTCTGATATTGATTTTTCTAACCCATTTAATGACAGAGGAGAACCAAACAGATTAAAAATACCAAATTCTGATGCCAATAATAAATTGATTTCATATACGATTACAAAAAGAGAAGCTGTTGTTAATGGTGTTACTAAAATTTTTAGAAGAGCAATCACGCAAAGAGACCAAAAACCATTCTTAAAACTCTATTTACCTGAAAAAAATGTTCTAGGAGTTACTTCAATTATACATAAAGAAGGAACGTCTTTCGGTGCTAATCCAAATGCTTCTGAATTTATTAGTTCAACAAATAAATGGTATGAGGTTAAAACACTAATACAAGATAAAGTATTCATTAAAGACCCTACAAGCACTTCTGACAAAAAGAATTTTGTTGCAGGTACAAATGTTAAGGTTTCAAATAAATTTATTACAGAATATACACCAGAAGGTTATTTCTCATTAACATTTGGTTCAGGTAATGTTGATCCATTAGATAATTTGGACAACTATATTACAAGTAATTTAAAGGTTAACCTAGGAACATATCTAAATAATATGTCAATGGGTACAATTCCTAAAGCAAACACAACCTTATTTGTAAAATATAGGATTGGTGGTGGTAAGGAAAGTAATCTAGGGGTTGGTGTTTTAACAACGGTAGAAAATGTTGATTTTGTGATGACGGGTCCTTTAAGTTCTATAAATAACCAAGTATCTCAATCATTACAAGTTACAAACGTAACACCGGCTGTGGGTGGGGCGGATCAACCAACTGTTGAGGAATTAAGAAATATGGTTGCATATAATTTCGCAGCACAAAACAGAGCAGTTACGCTTAATGACTATAAATCATTGATTGAAAATATGCCATCAACATTCGGGGCTCCGGCCAAAGTTAATGTAATGGAAGAAAACAACAGAGTGAGAATTAAGTTATTATCATATGATGAGAATGGTAACTTAAGTGATACAGTTTCTAACACCCTAAAAAACAATATTTTAAATTACTTGTCGGAATATAGAATGATTAACGACTATTTGGATATTGTTAGTGGTGAGGTTATTGATATGGGTTTAGAAATCGATTTGGTGGTTGATAAAAACCAAAACCAAGCAGATTTATTAAGAGAAGCGATTACTAAAATAACAGCTTATTTCTCAATCGACAAACGTAAGATGGGAGACCCATTATTTGTGGGTGATTTGCAAAAAGAAATCAATGATATTTCTGGTATTGTCAACGTGGTCAGTATTAGAGTTTTTAATAAAATTGGTGGAGAATATTCAACAGCACAGGTTGCTCAAGAGTCAAATCCTATAACAAAAGAAATTGTACAATCTGATTCAACCATATATATGAAAGCAAATCAGATATTTCAAATCAGATTTCCAAATAAAGATATTAAAATAAGAGTTAAAACCTTAGGTTCCACTACATACTAATAGTTTTTTTACTTATATTCTACATTAGAAAATCAGTAGGTTTCTATTTATATTAGTATGGTTCAAAAACATAGAATTTTAACAAATGTTGGGAAGGATAAATTGGTTACTGTTGAATTACAACAGAAATTCGATTTATTAGAGATACTTTCATTAAAATTTACTCAACAAGACACTTACGCATCATTGTGCGCCGACTATGGCGTTGTTTGTGGTAGAATATCAGTAAACAACGGATTTGGCGTTCCTAATGCTAGAGTATCCATATTTGTTCCATTAGCACAAGAAGACGAAGATGACCCAGTGGTATCAGCTTTATACCCATTTAAATCAGCACAAGATAAAAATGAGAACGGATATCGCTATAATCTACTTCCAGCAAGAAAACAACACGGCGGTCATGAACCAACAGGAACATTTCCAGACCAGACAGATATTTTAACAAGAGAAGAAGTTCTAGAGGTATATGAGAAATATTACAAATATACTGTTAAAACAAATACTTCAGGTGATTTTATGATTTGGGGGGTACCCCTAGGTGAACAAACAATACACGTGGATGTTGATTTATCTGACATTGGTTGCTTCTCATTACGCCCAGATGATTTTTTAAGGAATGGTTATGGGGTTGACCAATTTAAGTCAACATATCAGTTTAAACCAAGCGTAGATTTAGATTCACTACCACAAGTCGTTTCTTTTGATAGAACCGTTGAAGTTCACCCTTTCTGGGGAAATGTCGAACTATGCACTTTAGGAATTACTAGAAGCGACTTTGATTTGTCTAGTCAAGGGGTTAAAATACAACCAAAAGCATTTGTTATTGGTGGTTTATTTACTGACAAGGATAGTAATGCAATTAATAAGAATTGCCAACCAAGAAGACAAATGGGTAGAAAGTGTGATTTGGTAACAGTTAATTCCACTATCGAATCAATTAGATTTACAACACAGAGAGATTCAAGTAATCGACCAATATTAGAACTTATTGAAACAAAAGAAGATATTGACGAAAGTGGTTCATTCGTAATGCCAATTGAAATGAATATGGACTATGTCTATACAAATGAATTTGGTGAAAACGAGTTTACAAATGACCCAAACAAAGGTATTCCAACGTCAGCCATTTATAGAATGCGAATGTCTGTTAAGAACGAAACATTGGGTAGGGTTAGAACAACCGCAAGTTATCTTTTACCAAACATTAAAGAGTATAGTAACGACCAAATGAAATCGTATGCGTGGTCAACCGAATATTCGGATTACCCCGCATCTGCTATGGGCGACATATTAAACAATGTCGACGGGTTTAATTACCCACAAGATTATTTCTATAGATTTTCATATAATAAAGTTTATACTGTTTCATCTTTTCAAAGTTCATATTTTAGAAACGTACCATTCTCAACTGATAATTTCTTAGCAATTAAAGAAATTGTTCCAAGTGAAGAAGAAGATTGTACAAGTTCAGCAAATACATTCCCAGTTAACTTTGGTACTAAAAATGTAACTTTCACATTATTAATTGCTGAGGTTCTATTATTTTTAGAACATTTAATAAATCTATTAACATTGACGTTTACAAATTCTTTAGTGCGTTTATTATTTACAATTGGGGATGGTGCAGATTTTAGACCTATTAGACAATTAGCCAAAAGTATTAAAAAGGCAGCATTTAGAGCACAAGAAAATGGTCAAAGACGTTTATATCTAATAAACTATCCAGAATGTGAGGAATGTAACGGTGATGACACTTATGGCTCTGTTGTAAGCGGTACTGGAACTAGTAGTGATTATTGTTCAGTTGGTAGTGTAACAATAACTGGAGATTATTTAGAAAATAGTAGAACGTTAAATGTGACATCATTAACATTTGCACCATCGTCAACAGGTAATTGTTCTGGCGAAGATTTAGATGCCTTAGGCGCCGCATTAATTTCTGGCGGTACAGGTATTCTTTATTTTATAAATAATCAGTCAAATTATCTATTATCTAGTGTGACTTATGGAAACCAAAATTTAACCAATCAATTTTCGGGAACACCTGTTTTAGATATTAGCGGTAATACTATTAGTTATAGCAATATAACATTTGAAGATATAGAAGCATCATTAGGTGAACCAATATCATACACATTAACAATTAGAAGCGCAACAGAAAAAGAAGGTACAGACACATCAACATTAGTTCAATTAGAATCTGGTTGTGAATTATATGATACACCATATGATGAAAGTATTGTTAGCTGGTATTATCCAACAACCGGTTACACTAATTACAGTCAATCGGGTGTAATATCACCAGCAAGTTATAATGCTGGTACAACATCAGTTGTTGCAACAAACATTACCAATACCGGATATGGTGCAACAACAGATGCTTATACTTCAACACTTTCAGGTACAGACGATATTATTTTTTATCCTAGTTCAGGTGTTCCATTAGTTACATCTTTTGGTGGTGATTCCTATGAAAAATTTACCCGTAGTGGTATGTCTGAATTTGAAAATGGTGTTTTCACCATTGTCCCTGGATCCCAATCAACAAAAAGGGTTTGGGAGATACTGAGAGAATATCGAAGAAGAAAACGTGTTGGTAAACTTTTTTGTGGTGGTATCGTAAATTATTCATTTGTTGATAACTGGTTATCTGGTTCGTTATATTTCTTTGCATTTAAAGCTAAGAATAAAACATCAACAGATGCTGATTATTGTAAAGATATTATAAAATGGGCGCCAGATCAAAATATATTTTATTACAGATCATGCCCGTATAATCCTAGTACAACTGCTTGGGGGGCAGGCGCTAGTTTATTTTTTACCAAAAAAAGAATTAATCGCCCAACAACATTTGTTGATTTAGGTCCTAGAGATGAATTCATTAAAGAAATTTGCACTGACCCAAATTTAGACCCAAACTGTTCTGTTAGTAGACAGATTGGTCCAACATCATATAAAAATTTTGGTGAACTGTTAGGGTTGGCAATTAACTATAGAATGGATGTTAGTAACAATGAACATGATATTAATAATTTTTTTGATAATGAAGGATTTAAAGTAAACGGTATTAATAAGGTGTTGGATGGTGATATTATGCAATTAATATCCATTAATAATGAAGTTGGTATTGAACCATTTGATTTACAAAGCCCAAAATATCTTGGGTATTCATATCAAGTATTAGATCCAGATGTATACCCTAGTGTGTTTAAAAACGGAACAAATGTGTATGGACCATTACCAGTAACTTTTGAATTTGCTGAAGATGGCGAAAGACAAAGAGCTTGTTTAAATGAACCAACACATATTGCAAATGATGGTTTAACACTTGTGCAGGGTAGATTGACAGAATCGGCTCAACCAGTACCATTTTATTTATGGGAAAAAGGCGGAACCGGATTTGGACCACATAATGAAACAACGTTAGATAATCAACGATGGGATTATGGAAATGTTCAAGTACAACCTTTACAAGGAATGACTTATGGCTATAATTTAACATCGGCGGCGGATGATTCTTCTGACAAATATCTGTTATTACCAATGACATATACATTCTCTGGTTTAACTATTGGTGGTATTGATGTAACAACAACAGTTGAATTTGATGTGGTATCGTCATCTGATGGTCACGCATCATATGATGGTGAGTATCCAGGATTTACTTATCTATATTATACTAGTGGTACTCAAATAGAACCAACAGCAGGAACACTATACACTAGATATGGTACCGCTGGAACTTGGAATCAAGTTACTTGGGATGCTTCTATGGATTTTATAATTAGAAAAACACAAGATTATTATAGTAGTTCAAAACAGATTTTATCAACACCATTTTTATTTTATTTCGGTTTAAGACCAGGCAAAACCGGCTTGGATAAGTTTATTGAAAGATTTGGTCCGAAAGGAGCATTCCCATCAGCAGAATAATGGAAAAGAGACAAATTATATTACCAGAAAAGGAATACGCTAAAGCGCCAGAAAAAGATTTGGTGACTAAAATTGGTTTGAATACATCTGAAGAATTGTTAAGAGAAGGTGACAAAACAATATTATTGGATGTTCAAGAATTATTTGGTGAGGAGAGAAACGAAAGTCCTAAGTATAAAATATATGGTAAATTAAAAATGATTTTTAGAAATCTATATTCTGGAACAACAGGATATGCAAAATTACAAAAGTCGTTATATCTAAATGGTGACGGAGCAACTGGTGCACAAAATGAAGGTTACTTACCATATGATGAATTTGCTTTTTTAAGACGTGATTTATTGCGTGAAGTCATAACAGAGCCAGATGTAAATGCTGGAACTATGGGCACGTATAGTGGTTATGGCGTTAGCGTTACAGGAAACAATAACCATGCGTCAATATCAACTATGGACGCACCATACCATAACTGGAATTTATATCTTAGTTATGTTTATGGTTCTGACCCCGAATACCCTATTGCGTATACATTAACCGGCGGGGTAAAAACACCAAGTGGAAATAAAGCTAAACACGGAATACCGGCAAGAGTAACCGATAAAGGAAGTTATTATAAGTTAACAACACCAGTTCCTCACGGAATTGAACAAAAAGAATTTGTGGTTATTAATGGTACAGCACATTCAATTAAAAGTATTGGTGACGAGGTTTATGAATCTGAAAAGTATGTTATTAATGTTGATAAAACAGAATTAAGTGGAACTACCATTAGTGGTGTGATTATGATTAAAAGATGTTTAAGTGATAACGACGTAACAGGAACAACTTGTTCGTATTATGTACATAAACATAAAACACTTACAGATAATTCAGCTTATATAATGGATAAGGCAGGATTTGAAACGCCAATATTTGAGGATGAAAAAAAATTATTATTTGAAAATAGCGCGCAAGAAAACGATGTGTTAGTTGAGAAAAATAGAATGGAGTCAGTGATATTTGATTTTAGGGAACCATTTATTTTAACTGGTATTACTAACAATTTAGATTTTACACCAAGCGAAGTTTACTTGTCTGTTGTTTTTAAAAATGGCTCTGGATATTTTGAATACCCACCAAAAGTGGGATATAAGTTTCACTTACATAATTCATGGGTTGATGAACACTTCAGCGGATCAACATCTAATGAAACCGGAATGTCTGGTCAAACATTTACAAGAACTCAAGGATCAGACACTTATACATTTAGTAGTGGAACAACATTACCAAAAGGCACTGTATTAATTGGTGCTTTTGTGGAATATGACCCAGTTAATTTAAAAGAAAGAATTATTAGTGAATCTTTACATAAAATCACTAACCCAGTTTCAATATTCGACTTTAATCAAGATGATTCTGTTTATTATGTGGGTAATAGCGCACAAAATAAAATGGGGTTATATTATCAACCACATTATAGAATTAAATTAAGACAACTTTCGCCATATATTGAAACTTCAAATACGGATAATATATATGATTTACCAGATAACGTACAATATTTTCCAAAAGAAGGTATTTGGAAATGGAGAGACGTTTATGACCACGGATATATCGATGACGAAGGTAACGGAACAAATTTTCCATTTGTTAATGGTCAACATTATGTTATGCAAGATATTAATTTCTATATGAGAAATGAGAAGGAATATTTAAATAAAACAAATGGCATTAGAGCGTTTGGTAAAAAGAAAACTATCTGTTAATGAAAATTTTAAAAACAACTGATGATTTTTATTTAAACATTCCACAATCCGTTGATTTCAAAACTAATGCTGGTTGGGAAGAAAACTTTGCTAGTTATGAAAAAGAAACGATGAAAAAAATTATCAATCAAGTTGATAACTACGAAACGACCAGATACATACATGAACCATATTTAAATTCAGGAATCAATCAAAGCGATATTTGGTTTTACTTTTATTTTTTAGACGCTAATAATGGGTATTCAAATGGTTTAGATTATAATCTAGTTGGTATATCTCCAGAAGAGAATGCTATGTTATTAGCACATACTGTTAAGAGTTTCTTCAGAATAGAATTTTATAGCACACCAAAAAAGGAAACACAAAAATTAATATTTGCCAAAACATTATCATTACCATTAGGTCAAAAAGTATTCTATACCTCTTTAGGTGACTATATCCATGTTCCAGTTTTTACTGGTAACAATTACAGGAATAGTGAAAACATGTACTTCTTTTGGTTCCAAGATAATTCCGTTTATTCTGGTGACACTTTTTACATTTCAGCTAGATTTTTTAATGCTGAGGATGGTTCAATTTTAAGTTTTTCCAATAAAAATATTATTGGATCAGAATTAAATCAAGATGATGACTTGTATTATGAAGTGCAAACAGATATGACAAATCATTCATATGTTATTTATGAGTATGATGGTTCAACTGGATCTAGAAAGGGTTTAAGAACAACACCAATAAATTTTTATGAAATACCAGAATAAATGAATAAAAATCAATTTCAAATATTACAAAATACCGGAAAAACATTCAATGTGCCAATATTTTTAGAGGCAGATTTGGACGAGATGGGGGTAATGGTGGAATTTGATGGCGAATTAGAACAAATTGAACAGCTATGCAATTTTACTTATTCTGGAAATGGTAATGCAATTACAGTTTATAATACCGGAAGCACAAATAGGTTAAAAAAACTTGTTGAAGCCGAATTTACAGTTGATTGGGGTGACGGTGCATTGTTAACCGGATTTACATTACTATCAAATACATCACACACATATACTAGTAGCGGTGAAAAAACAATAACAATAACAATGGATAGCCCCTGGGGTGTTCAAGAGGTTGAAAAAACAATACAGGTACCTTTGGTTAGCGGGTATACCGGCACAAATGCATTAGGAACACTAACGTTTGATGTACCATATACAAGCATTACTGGAGTTACACAAGATTATTTGAACGATTATGATTATGCTACCGGACATACGGGTACCACCACTTTCTTAGGTGTTGGAACTAGTAGAGTAGACGAATTAAAATTATATGGTTCAGGAAATTCATACAGTGGAATTACAACCGGAACAACAACAGTTGAAGGTGAAACATACGCATATACAGGATACACATTAGATGGATTACAATATAAAGATTTATCTGATGGTTCTACATATATTTCTGGGAACACGGCGTCATTTCAAATAGAATCAACAATAAACGCAATGTTAACCAGAAATGAACATTTTTTAGGGTTTATTGATGATCCTGTGATATATTCTGACATTTTTGTTGAAAGAGGAAAGCAGGGTGTTTGTGAATATAACTTAAGATTAGGTGAAGTTGACAGTTTAGGTGAGTTAGAAGTGTATGGAAATGGATTTTTTACAGTAAGAAAACAATAAAAATTATATTTATTATTAAAACACATGGCAGTAGGATCATACGGAATAGTTAGACCAGCAGACGCATCACCAGAAGATGTTGAAATCATCTACCATTATGCGGCGACAAGGTCGACAGATTCCACCCCAATCTTGAAAAAATTATCTGCAACAGATATTTTAACTCCAGTATATCATAATGATAGTACGGGTGCTTCAAATGGTGTTGAAGTTTTAGGTGGTATGTACAATCTAAAATTAGAATCGTCAGATTTCACAGATATTGGAATATATACATTACATATTAGACCTAAACAAATTAGAACATTAATAGCTGATTGTGGGGTTTTAGCGTCATTACCATCAGTTAGAGGTATTATTGTAGATTTAGGTAATATTGAAACAGAGGATAGAAACAAGTTCACACCTCAAGGTCTAATTGGTCACAGAATTGAATATCTAGATGCTAATCACAAAAAAGTTCCTAATTTTTACCGAATAGTGACTTCTTCATTTTATTGTGAGCCAATCACATCTAATTTAACAAACTCGTCACAAAAAGCGATTCGTTATAGATATACTGATTCTGCTAGTAATTTAATGTTTTTGACGGTGACACCATCATCGTCTCCAGCAAACAGACCGAATACAATACCTTTTATTGGTCAGCCAAACCAAGAAATAATCATTACAAATACATACTTTAACCCAACAACAATTGAGGTTGAAATGGTTGAACATGATGCATCGACATTAGCACTTGCTCTTTATGGTAATCAAACTAAAGCAATTAATAGTGGTATATACAGCATATACAATAAAGAAAATAATATATACAAACAATTTAATCTTTACGAAGTTAAAGACGAATTTAATGAAACATTATATGAAGTTCGTGAAGAGAGAACAACTATTGATGAATCTTTAAACTTTGATGATATTACAGAATAATGGCAAAATATAAGGTACCAAGTCAAGCAACGAGCGGAAATCAAACATTTTCCGACAGTATTATCGGTAGTCAAATTACCGATGGAACTAGTCAATTGACCAATACCAATTTTGCTTTAGATAAAATCATACCAGAAAAAGATTCAAAATCGTTTAAAACTGCGCCGTTTTCAGATTTTTTAACATTAGAAGATTTAAAAATTGAAACAGAATCACCAACAACTGTTACACAGTCAACAGGTGAAAAAAGACCAATCAAATTTAATGATTCTAAAGCAGATGCCGGAAAATCATTATATGGTTCATTAAGAGAAAGATTTAGAGTTTCAACAGCTAGGATTATTAATAATTTCCCAGCAGCACTTTTAGCAGATAGTACATCACCTGTTGGTGTTAACAAAAACACCGCTGAAAATATTGTTTACAATATAATCACAAATAGAACTACGTTTACATTACAAACATCATTAATGTATAATCCATTAGATGTTGTTTTAGTTGAACCGACAGTTGTTGTTACTGGAGAAACAACAAATAGTATAAGAAATTTATATTCAGCATATAAAAAATATGCCGTTGATGTTAACAACACAACTTATACTGTAACAAAATATACGGAGCCAGATGTTAATAATGTTGTTGGGTTCGAAGTTATTGGTAAGCCATTTACTGGTTCAACATATACAAGTTCATATTTAATTCGCCCAAATAATGGCGTTGTCGAAGAGTTTTATATAGGGTTAGACGATTTAGAACAAACAATTTTAAATAGAGAAACACTACCAATATATAAGACAACGTTTCAAATACCTAGAGATACTTCCGGCGGAACAAAAACCGAAATTATTCCAGTTGAAGTTAATTGGCCAGTATCTAAAGACGGTTGGAATATTAGAATTGTTGGTTTAGAATACCAAAACTATATTGACACTGTTAACTCAATTGCGATTGAGGTAGATGAGTACAAATCTGATTTAATAATTAGATTTCTATCATCACCACAATTATTTGAATTTGATACAGATGACCAAAAAACCAATAAAATTTTCCAATTATATGGTCAAAATTTTGATAAGGTTAAAAAATATATTGACAACATTGCATACATGCGTAATGTTAGTTATGATACCATCAATAACATACCAGATGTATTCTTAAAAAACTTAGCAAACACGTTAGGTTTTAATACAATTAATATGTTTGATGAGAAAACATTACAAGATCAAATATATAACGCTTCAATTCAAACATACGACGGGGTTTCAATAGGTAAAAACTTAGTTGAAGCAGAACTTGAATTTTATAGAAGAATTGTTGTTAACCTAGCACATATCTATAAATCTAAAGGTACTAGAAGTAGTTTAGATTTCTTTTTAAGGTTTATAGGTGCACCACCACAAATGGTAAAAATTGATGAGTTCGTTTATAACGTTGAATCAAGTTTACCTAGTTCAACAATTGAGCAAGATATCTTTGATGTTATGCAAGGCAACAAAGTCAATAAAACGTTAACCTTTAACACTACTGGTTACACATATGACATTGTTGAAGAAACGGCATCAACATCATTTAGTTCTAGAACCGATTTCCCTGTTGATGAAAATACTGGGTTACCAATATCACCAACAACAAATGATGAGAACGTGTTCTTTCAAATGGGTTCTGGTTGGTATGAGGAAACATTAGACCACAGATCATATGATGTTTTAGATGAAGCTAATTCAATTACAACGGGTAGAACTAAAACATTAAAAACCAAATCTAGAGAATTCACATATGGTGAGGACTTCTACAATTATTATAGAACATTACCAGGATTAGATTACGGTTATGAATTAAGAAGTAGTATTGATAATGTTAAAGGACAAATAGTTGACGATTTAGATTCAACTAATTTAATATTAAATAGAAAAAATATAAACGTTTTCGTATCATCTTCAAAAGCAATTGATTATGATATTTGGAGAAAATCACAAAACTTAACATTATCTTTTGGCACACTAGATGTTCAAACCGAGATTAGTTTTGCTGAGTATCTTGATAACGTATTAAAAAATCATATTAGAAATTCTCATGTAATAAAATACAAAAAGAATTACATCGCATTAGAAGAAATCTATCGTGAATACATTTCACATTCTGGTTTTACATCATACGATTTTGTTAGTGTTTACGAATTTGTTGACAAGATGGGTCCTTATTGGCCTAACATCTTAAATCAAATTATTCCAGCAACAACTTTATGGCTAGGTGGTAACTTAACAGAGAATAATGTTTTCGGTAGACCAAAATATCAATACGTTAAACCATGTACACCAACAGAGTTTGTTGATAATTTATATCCTGAATTTGAAACAGCTATTGAAGAGGATTTAGAAACTTTAATCGGTACTGAATCAAATTTAAGAGGTTTATTAAAACTTACGGGGGTAACATACCATTTAATTGTTGACGTTGACGGGGTAGAATATACTGGAGACACTAAAGTTAATTTAACCGGTACCACACTATTTGATCAATTCACACCAAAAACTGGTTGCACTTCATTTGTGTCTGGAACATCTTATGCTCCACTTATTTGTGACTTTAAAGAATGGATTGGTTTAGATATTTCGACCATAAAAGTTTCTTGGAAAAATGCTTTATCAGATTTAATTGACCAGATTAATACAACACACACAAGAGATAGTGCAGGATGTATAACTGATTATATACCATATAGTGCAATTACATCAGGAGCAACATGTAATGTTGATTTACCAATATTATCTCATGAGTTTTTTGTTGACACTGACGGTATTGAAAAAGTTAAATTCTTTTCACAAAAAAACGCTGATGGTGTTTGTACAAAACAAATTGATTTCTTCTTCTCTTCAGAATTTTTATATGAAGAGCCACCATGCATGCAAGTTTATGTTTCAACACCTTGCGACATATATGAAGAAGGTACCGAAGATTGTCGACTTAAAAGTGATGTTTACATTACAATTAGCGGAGCCACTAGAAATCAAGACGATGTAACTTCTTGGCCGGTTAACATATTTTATGATTGCGGAGAAAATGCCGAGAATTTCAACGAGAATATTAGTGGTTTAGAAATTCAACAAATTATTGGTGAGCCATGTATGTTTATCATACCAGACGTTTACGAAGATGGGGATATTGATGGTAATCCAATTGAATTATTATTTACAGACGCAGCAAACTGCGAACAAAAAATAAAAATTGAAGGTCTACAACTTAAAGTAGAGCACGATCCATATCCACTAGGATATGGTAGATCACATACACAATTCTTTGAGTTAATTGGTACAAAAGACGCTTTAGTTTTATCAACAATGTCAGGTGTTACTTTTTGTGACAACTACACTGGTTATACAATACAACCTAAAGTTCAATATCGTGAAACATTTAATTATGGTATTAAGCACGGGTCAATTGTTTTAAAAGCAACTGGTAGCACTGTAAACGTATCAACTAAAGCGATTGTTGATGCTGCGATTACTTCTGGTGCTTTAATTGAAACAACAATTGAAAACGTAAACATTGGTGATTATATATTATCCGCAGATTTTAATCCATGCCCATTTGCCACAACAGATTTTAGAAACGCAGCAACAAATGGATACTCATTTAGTTTTACATATAAACTAATTCAAATAACAAATAAAGATTGTTTGGGTTCAGTTAAGAAGCATTTAATTAACAACCAATTTGAAGTTTTACCAACAACAGAATTAAGAATTTTGCGTGATGGTAATTTCACAAGTGCGTTTCCAGAAGATTTATTATTAAAAGAAACACCACCAGAAGAACCTTGTTGTGATGTTAATGCATCATATTATGACGGATACGCTGGGGATATGTTATTAGATCAGCTTGGTTTCCCAATTGAAGTTGAAACTGTTGAATTAGATTATTGCTCAAGAAGTATATTCTATCACTTGAACTGGAACGGTACAGGTGATGTGGTTCTTTTTAATGGTGACAATAACAAACAAATCTTATTATCATTCACACAAAATAAATTTGTTTCATTAAACTTTGATTTAGAACAATTATATGTAAATGGTTCTAACACAAACTATTTCCCTAGAGAAATGGGTATTGAGGATTGTGATAACACACCAGTTGTTGAATGTGGTGAAGTGTATGTTGCACAAACAAGAACACCTACACCTACACCTACATTAACACCTACGGTAACACCAACAAAGACGCCAACAAGTACACCAACAAGTACGCCTACTCAAACTTTAACTAGCACACCAACTAGTACACCAACTAATACACCTACACTAGGTGTTACAAATACACCAACACAAACTGTAACTAGTACACCAACTAATACGCCTACGTTAACGTTAACGTCTACACCAACGTCTACACCTACTTTAACACCAACTTTAACACCAACAAATACACCAACGTTAACCTTAACCGCTACACAAACACCTACGGCAACAATTGAGTGTGATTTTAGTATTCAATATGTTGTAAATACTCCAACACCAACACCTACATCAACACAAACATTAACACCAACTAATACGCCTACGTTAACGTTAACGTCTACACCAACCAATACCCCAACATTAACACCAACAGCGACTGTTGATTGTGATTTCGCAATTCAATACGTTGTTAATACACCAACGCCTACACCAACTCAAACTTTAACTCAAACTCCGACGTTAACAGAAACGCCTACGAATACCCCAACATTAACGTTGACTAGTACACCTACAGAGACACCAACTCAAACACCTACGTTAACACCTACGGCAACAATTGAGTGTGACTTTAGTATTCAATATGTTGTAAATACTCCAACACCAACACCTACACAAACCTTAACAACAACACCTACACAAACCCCAACTAATACTCCAACGGCAACCGTTGATTGTAATTTTGATTTTGATGTAATTGTTAACACACCAACACCTACACCGACTAGCACCCCAACTAATACTCCAACGTTAACACCAACTGAAACACCAACTAGCACTCCGACCAATACTCCGACTTTAACACCAACAGAGACACCTACATTAACACCGACAGAGACGCCTACATTAACACCGACAGAGACGCCTACATTAACACCGACAGAGACACCTACATTAACACCAACACCGACTGTTGATTGTGATTTCGCAATTCAATACGTTGTTAATACACCAACGCCTACACCTACACCAACTTTAACTGAAACTCCAACAAATACACCTACGTTAACCCCAACGGCTACTGTAGATTGTGCTTTTGATTTCGATGTAATTGTTAACACACCAACACCTACACCAACTAGCACCCCAACTAATACACCAACGTTAACTCCAACAGAGACACCGACTGAAACGCCAACTAACACACCAACAGAGACACCAACAGAGACACCAACAGAGACACCTACTAATACGCCAACGTTAACACCTACACCGACTGTTGATTGTGACTTTAGTATACAATATATTGTTAATGACCCAACACCTACACCTACACCAACATTAACAGAAACACCGACTAATACACCTACAGAGACGCCAACATCAACACCTACTGAAACACCTACATTAACCCCAACTAATACACCTACAGTAACTGTTGATTGTACTTTTGATTTTAATGTAATTGTTAATACCCCAACACCGACTCCAACATCTACACCAACTAATACACCAACGTTAACTCCAACAGAGACACCGACTGAAACACCAACTAGTACTCCTACGTTAACGCCAACAGAGACACCTACTGAAACACCAACTAACACTCCGACACTAACGCCTACGCCAACAATTGATTGTGATTTCGCGATTCAATATATTGTTAACGACCCAACACCTACGCCTACATCAACTCAAACGTTAACACCAACATTAACTGCAACACCAACTAATACACCTACATTAACATTAACGTCTACCCCAACGCCTACATTAGATTGTACATTTGAGGCATCATTCACTGAAATGATTGATGAAACACCAGGTGAAGGTGCACCGTGTTCTTCAGGTATGGATGTGGTATTCTTAGTTGATTATACAGGAAGTATGGGTAGCGCTATTAATGGAGTTAAATCATCAATTGCATCAATTGCAAGTACAATTCAAACAGAATCTAATAATAATTACAGATTAGGATTGGTTATTTTTGATGAATATGGTGCGAGCAGTAATCCAAACTACAATAATGATTCAGGTTATTCATCATTACCTAGTGGTCAAAAATATATTAATATAAATTCCGTAGCAAATAGAAAACAAGTAATTACTGCAATGGAAAAAATGAGTACAAATAATATTTCGTCATTTACTACTCAATTAAATAAAATAAACAATGGAACATTTAGTATTGGTTCTGGGGGAGGTTCTCCCGAACCTAGTGATATGGGTGTTGATTTAGTTGCAACAAGTGATAAATCGGGGTATGAATATTTTGCCGGCACATTTAGAAGTAATGTATCTAAATTAATAATTTTAATTACAGACGCTCAACCAGGTGGTGACGATGACGCTTACAGTGCTACCGATGTTACATATGTTAATAGTTTAATAACACCATTGTATAATCAAAATATTAAAGTGTTATTAATGACAACGGCACCTAATAACGTATTATATGACTTGGCAACTGGTACAAATGGTGCAACATATAGTGGATTTAGTGGGGCAAACATAATAACAGCAATACAAAACATATGTCCTTAATATAGAATAAAAAATGGCAAAAAAATATCACATATTAATAACAGGAGGCACTTCACAAGGACCGTATACGGTATATTATGATAGTGTAAATGTTTCTAATATTGCAACTTTATTTTCAAATAGTAATCCTGCTACGAATTTATCATATAGTGATTTAACGACTAGTCCAGGAGTTTTAGTGTCGATGCCAGATTCTATTACAACAATAATTTTATATAACGATAGTTGTAATTCGGACATTACTTATATTTTACCTACACCAATCCCAACACAAACACCAACTAATACACCTACAGAGACCCCAACAGCAACACCTACACCAACATTAACAGAAACACCGACAGCGACACCTACACCTACATTAACAGAAACACCGACAAACACACCTACGTTAACACCTACAGCAACAATTGATTGTGACTTTAGCATTCAATACGTTGTTAATACTGCAACACCAACACCTACACCTACACCTACATTAACACCTACGAATACGCCTACATTAACGTTGACAAGCACACCTACAGAGACGCCAACATCAACACCTACTGAAACACCTACGTTAACCCCGACTGAAACACCTACGAATACGCCTACATTAACGTTGACAAGCACACCTACTAATACCCCAACTATTGATTGTAATTTTGCAATTCAATACGTTGTTAATACTGCAACACCAACACCAACTCCGACACCAACGTTAACACCTACGAATACACCTACATTAACGTTGACAAGTACACCTACGGAAACACCAACAAACACACCTACAAACACACCTACATTAACCGCAACTAATACACCAACATTAACACCTACGCTAACACCTACGTTAACACCTACGGAAACACCAACAAACACACCAACATTAACTTTAACTAGTACACCTACTAATACACCAACTATTGACTGTAATTTCGCAATTCAATATGTTGTTAACACACCTACACCAACTCCGACACAAACTTTAACAGCTACACCAACATTAACACCTACTAATACTAATACACCTACTCAAACTTTAACTAGTACACCTACATTAACTGCAACTAATACACCAACATTAACATCAACTAATACACCTACGTTAACGTTGACAAACACGCCTACATTAACATCAACACCTACTAACACACCAACACAAACTTTAACTAGTACACCTACTAATACACCAACTATTGACTGTAATTTCGCAATTCAATATGTTGTTAACACACCTACACCAACTCCGACACCAACATTAACTGCAACAAGTACACCTACATTAACCGCAACTAATACACCAACATTAACTGCAACAAGTACACCTACATTAACTGCAACTAATACACCTACGTTAACATCAACGCCTACTAACACACCAACACAAACATCAACAAACACACCTACATTAACCGCAACAAACACGCCTACACAAACATCAACAAGTACACCTACATTAACAGCGACAAACACACCTACGTTAACATCAACACCTACTAATACGCCAACGTTAACCTTAACGTCAACGCCAACACCTACACCAACAACAACAGCTTATCTAGGTTATTACAACTGTGGATACGGTTGTGAATATTACTCAACACCACCAGTTGGATGTATTGAGTGTAATCCAAACGCAACAGATGTTGTAATTAGTGCTTGTGTAATGGCTGGTGGTAATAATAGTACAACGGTACAAGTAAATTCCGATGTTTCGGTGAACACAAATGTTACCGTTGATGTGAGAATAATTGGTGATTTAGGTACTGATACCGCGCATACTATAACAATACTTAATGGTTATTTTTGTGCTAGTACTGTAAATGGACCAGCTTTACAAAATTATGAAATCATAACCGATGCTTGGATTATGGACGTAAACCCAGCATCAAACGGTTCACAAAACTACATAATTGGATTAGTTGCATTAAATAGTTGTTTTGGATGCTAAACCTTTAGAATAATTTGAAATAATAGTATATTTATAGTAGACAAATATGGCATACGTAACAATAACATTAGCGGCTGGATCTTCCACAAATAGTGGGCCTTTTGATATAATTGGCACACCTGGGAACGCTTTATTATTTTCTACTCAATCGTATAACGACCTATCAACCGGTCAAGTATATGATATTGATATGGGGATATATACTGGTATTACTTTAACTAGTTCGGGTACTTGTAATAATAGTGTTGGACCATATACATTTGATAGTGGACCTGTTTGCTTGTGTGATGAGGGATATACGGTGACAAATGATGGTTTAGGTTGTTATAAAGTAACAATAACAAGTGCAACGTCAGTAGACACAAAACAACCAGGAACTGGCGCCGCTAACGGTGCTTATGGCGATTTTGGTGTTTTGATATACAATGTTAGTGATTTCAATTTAAATGGTAGTTCAACTAGTGGTAATTACGCATATAACGGTAGCTATTTTGGAACTAACGCTAGTATGACAGTTAGTGAATTATTCTGGGCTAATAGAATGAATTATAACGGAGTTTGGGTTAGTGGAAACCCAAATTATGTTGGCACACTTAGTTTTTGTACAACAATAAATGTTGCAACAACCAAGGTTTATTATATAGGCATTGCTGGTGATAATGAGATTATGATTAAAGTTAATGGAACAACAATAGTAGACCAACCAGCAGGTGGAACGACAGTTGGCGGATCTACAACTGCGTCAAACAACTTTAAATATTGGCACGTTTATCCATATGTGTTAAACGCTGGGCCAAATATTGTTGAATTATCAAACTATAATGCTGGTTCTGTTGGAGATTACGCAGCGGAAATATATGACAACACATTGGCACAATTAACTGGTGCAACTTCAGCAAGTAGTTTAAATATAATATTCTCAACTGGTGATTATTTACCAGCTAGGGCGATATCTGGTGTAACAACAGCTGCTTCGGCGGGCTCCGTTCAATTTATTGAAAACGTAGGCGCTGGTTCAAAATACGGACAAGGTTTCTGTACTAATTATAGTTGCGCAAGTGGATATGTTTTAGATACATCTGATCCAGAAACGCCAACTTGTAAATTAATAGAATACGCAGTGTGTATTAATTTAACATAAAATATAAAATATAAAATATAAAATATAAAACATGGACATAACAATTAGTTTTTCAACAACACCATCATTATCTGTGGGACCTTTTACGGTTACCGTTAGAGATAGTGGTAATACCGCAACACAAACATTTTTAAATGTTACTAGAGCAACAATATTAAGTGGATATTTGATTCAAAATATAACTTCTTTAGACGAATCTATTAGAGTAGAAAGTTCTGGAACTTGTAGCACATTAGATACAGTGGACATTAGTTCGGTAACTGGTGGTGGTGGTGGCGGTGGCGGCGAACACACATCAAATAGCGTATTCTATTATGGTACATCAGGTGTAAATGCTTGTAACGTAGGAACCGCATTACCTGTAACAGTATTCTACGACGGTCTTTTAAGTTCATTAATGTCAGGAGATTATCTATATGAAGACCAAACTGGTACACCATTAACTTCGGGTTACTATTACAACGATGGTTTAACATTTGGATTATTTAATGTTGCGGCAGGAGGCATGATTTCAACAATAAGTGATTGTAGCGGTAGTACCCCATAATCTTTTGACTTATAACTGATTAAAACCCCTTTATTTTAAGGGGTTTTTTATTTAAATTATATGTAAAGGTATTTATACTATTATGGGTGTTTCAATAAGATTAATTAATATTAGTGGGTCAACATCGTATAGCGTGGCGTATTCAACCTCGCCATACGGTTCATTTACAACAGCTCTTACAGGTACGACATCCACAGCAACAATTAGTGGTGCCCCATTTGAATTCGACACGCAATATTATATTAAACTGACAGATTTGGTTACAAATAGATATATTATTGAAAATATATATATTCACGATAGTAAAGCATACCCATTATATGATACAATTGATTTTGATTTAAGTGCTTCATGTGTTCCACCACCATTAACACCAACAGCAACACCTACTTTAACATTAACACAAACACCTACACAAACATTAACTGCTAGTATTGGGTTAACACCAACAGCGACACCTACTTTAACATTAACGCAAACACCTACGGCTAGTTTGGCTGAACCATTGCCAGGTTGTGGTGATACATTGACAGGAACTTATATTCCAACAGGTTTTACGATTCAAACACAAGCATTAGATTTATCTGAAGCTACTGATGAATCAATAATAAGTGTTGGGTACGTTGCGTATGATAGACCAAATAGATTTAATATTTACGGAAATGGGATGTTAATTGAGGATAGCGGATGGGTAGGTGCGGATAACACATATTTTGGACCATGGGGAACTGCGGGAAGTTTAACAGATCCAGATGGTACCGGTTCGTTCACATTTACATATCAAAGTGGAATGTCTTATGAATTACGTGTTGACGTTGGTCCGGCGAATCCACTTGCCGATCCGGCTTATCCTTCTGATGGATGGTCGGTTACATTTACTTGTTTAGGATCACCAACACCAACTCCGACACCGACACTGACAGCATCACTTGGTCAATGTTACACATATCGTGTTGCACAAGCTGCGCCTGTTAGCACAACAGAATATGGTATAAGATACAGATATCCTGGATCACTTTCAACTGACAATCGCCTCGAAACTTTGTATCAAGGGATAGCAACAATTGAGGGTGTTGATTATTTCACATATTCAATATGTAGTTCGGAGGAACCAACGTGGCTTGCGATGACAACCCCTAGTTCGGGAACTGGTACGACAGTTCCAAATGGTGTTTATAGATTCGGGCCATTAGGAGGATGTAGTGGTAATCCAGAATGTATATAATATTTATTAATAATGGCAACATATAATATAACAATATCGAATATAAGCGGAAGCACAACACCGTGTAGTGTTTATAACATTTATACCGGAACTACTTGGGAAACAATACCAACAACACCGCTTTTTTCTGATGTTGCCATACCATTAAATGGAAAAACATTTCAAATAATATATTCTGGCGCATCAAAATATGTTTGTGTTTTTGTTGAACATTGCGATGACCATATAACACCAGTACCAAATGCAACGCCTAAAAAACAGGGGGGATATCAAATAAGATTAGTGGAATTAATTCCATGTTAAAGATAAATAAATGGCTAAAGGAGTAACAATAAATTTTACAATAGATTCGGATCATTCACAATCAAATTTTCCTCAATATGTTTATACTGGGTTAACTGCTGATAATGTGACTGGAACTACAATATGTAATGGGATAACCGCTAGCAGTTGTGCTTTAACAGGTTTAAGCGACACTTTAACACAAGTTTATGTAAAGATTAATTGCAATGGTTGTGACGACCAAATATTTTTGGTTTCATTAGTAGACCCAACACCAACAGCTACACCAACACCAACTTTAACAGCGACAGCTACAAATACACCAACAAGTACACCTACTCAAACACCTACAAACACAACAACCGAAGGTGCGACCCCAACGGCCACGCCAACATTAACGCTAACAGCTACACCGACAAATACAACATCATCGGTTATAGACCCAACTCAAACAAGTACACCAACTCAAACACCGACAAATACTCAAACAAGCACACCAAGTGCAACATATGTTTACTATAAACTAAGACCTTGTGAGTATCAAGGATTTACTGGATATTTGGATGGCGATTATGATGTTTGGTCATATTCATTAGTTTCTGGAACATTTAGTAGTGGTGACAGAGTTGAAGGTAGTGCGAGTTACTATTATGTTGTTATGGGTTCTCAAATGGCAACTACTGACCCAACAGGTGGCGGTACGAAATATACCGTATATGCTGTTGAGGGTGAAACAGGTTGTCCGGCACCACCACCATCAGCAACATTAAGAACGGCATATTTAACAGCGGCGTGGGCACATGATGGTTCAGTGGGTTATATACAACAATTAGCAGATACATGTGGATTATACCCATACCAAGCATCGTCATTGGGGTATACAGGTTTAACACAAGGTGGATCAACATCTTTCTATGTTAATGAGGCGTCAATTGTACCAGGAACAATATACACATTATATGATTCAAATATAAGTGGTGGTGGTAATGTTGTAAATGGTGGTGACAAGTACTACTCAATATTAATATATGGTAGTGGAAGTACATTCAACTATGTTGTTCGTATAAGTAGTTCGGGAGAATTAAGTGAATGGAATTATTGTACCACACCAACACAAACACCAACTCCAACACCAACATTAACAGCAACACCGACATTAACACCTAGTGCGGCCGGGGCACCGGGGTCAGCATGTATTCAAATAACAGAATATTCTTCACAAGGTACCACTGAATGTTTATCTAATACTGTACCATATTTCTATACCGTTATTACAGCATTATTAACTGATGGTAATGGTAATGCAATGAATGCTGTTGGTGATGTATATGCCTATGTTAATGTTACGGT